CTGAAACAATTGTGCTTCGTGTAATTTTCTTTAAACCACCACCTGAAGTATCTATTGCTAAAAATACATCATCATTTGCAACTGTAGATATTTCTGATAAATCACCGACTGCTGTAGGACTAAAATTTGTCCCATCTGCTATAAGTAAATGACCTGCAGTGTTAGTTCCCATAGTAATATCGTCACCTGAAACTGTTAGGTCGCCTGTCATACTTACATTTCTAAATCCAGTTACATCTTTGTTTGAGTCTGCTATGACTGCTTTTGATGCAGATACTGTGCCTGCTGTTATGCCATCTACTAAATTCAATTCGGCTGCTGTGGATGTAACACCATCAAGTATATTTAGTTCTGCAGTTGTTGCTGTAACGCCATCAAGAATATTTAACTCTGCAGCAGTTGATGTTACGCCATCTAGTATGTTTAGCTCTGCAGTAGTCGATGTTACGCCATCACGTATATTCAACTCTGCAGTTGTTGCTGTTACGCCATCTAAAAGATTTATTTCTGTTGCAGTTGCAGTCACTGCTACATTTTCATTTATCTTTGGACTTGTTAAAGTTTTATTTGTCAAAGTGTCTGTAGTTGCTCTACCTACGATAGTATCTGTAGTTGCAGGTAAAGTTAATGTGGTATTACCAGAAAAATCACTGTGAGCAGGAGCTTGAAGTGCAGCGTAATGTGCGTTACTAGACTCACAATATAATCTAAGTTCTGACTGTGATCCAGTATTTTTAAGGGCAATAACTCCCCCCTCAACTGTAAGATCATCACCTACAGAAACATTACCTGTAGTTGTAACAGTATCTATGTAAGCATCTTTCCAACGCACACCTGTTGTACCTAAATCTACATCACTATCTGTCTCAGGTCCAAAAACTCCATCTGCAACGAACACTTGTTCTGCATTAGCTGCATAAAAATGTATTTCGTCAGCAGTCTCAAAATCTATCTTTGTTTGATCGTCTTCTCCGATCTTGATGTCTGTTGCAAGTAAACTGGTTATACCTGTTTGAGCTGCATCAACACTAATTACAGAACTAGATGCAGATAAACCTGTGCCTGCAAATAAATTAGCAAGAGATGCTATGGTTGTTAATTGTTCTGTAGATCCATCAGAATCTAATGTAGCAAGTTTATCACCGTTTGCAGGAGTAACGTCACTTAACTCAGATAAGTCAAGAGTTAAAGTTACATCGCCTGATGATCCACCCCCACTAAGACCTACACCTGCAGTTACAGCAGTAATATCACCTGCTGCTAAATATGTTGTCAAATCAGAAGCAGGTATTTGTTTTGTAGTAGTGCCATCTATTATAATAAAAGCATCATCGTCTGCAATAGTAATAGATGAAGTTGATTTAGCTGATCCATCAAGTAAGTTGATTTCGCCTGCAGTAGATGTTACTCCATCAAGAATGTTAAGCTCTGCAGTAGTAGATGTTACTCCGTCTAATATGTTAAGCTCGGCTGCAGTAGATGTCACCCCATCTAATATATTGAGTTCTGCAGCAGTAGATGTAATTGACGTGCCTGCTATTTGTAACGTTGTAGCGTTTACTTCTCCACTAGATCCATACACAACTGCTTTGCTGTTTACGATTGTACCTGCACTTGACCCATCAACCAAATTTAATTCTGCAGCAGTAGATGTTACTCCATCTAAGATGTTGAGTTCGGCTGTAGTAGACGTTACACCATCTAATATGTTTAGCTCTGCAGTGGTTGCAGTTACACCGTCAAGTATATTTAATTCTGCAGTTGTTACCGTAGCACCGTCTAATATCTCAAGTTCTGCTTCAGATATGCCTGCACTACCTATCGTCAATGTTCCTGATATATCTACGTTACCATTTATGTCTATGGTTGTTGCAGCAATTTGTATTTCTGTGTCTGCTACTAAGTCTAGTTGTCCATCGGTAGATGAATTGATGTATATTGCTGTGTCTCTGAATTGTAGCTTCTCTGTAGAAGCAATAAGTATGTCGTCACTAAACTCAAAGTAGTCTTCATCTTCCATCCATTTTAGTACACCATCTGATGTTTCACCATCAAAGGTTATTGTTATATCTGTTCCTGCTGTCCCTGCACCAAACGTAAGAGTGTTGCCTAGCAGTTTTGTTATAGGGCCACCTTCACCTGCATCACCACTGTGTGTATGTCCTGTGCTTGCGGCAAAAGCTGCTAATAACTGATTGAACTCATCATTGGTATGAGCTGCAGTTATTACGTCTCCGTCAGTATATGAAGACTGTCTAGTGTATGTATCTCCCATTTATCTTCTTGCTCCTAATTGATATTCTAACTGAAATCCTTTTAGTGAATAAGGTGCAGTTACTCCCCCATCGTTTACCCTTAGTGCTACTGCGAAACCAGATCCTTCTACAGGTTGTCTAAATAAAGGTTGTGATGAACCTCCATACGTACCCTTTGTTGTTGATGTCTCACCATATGTTGATGTTCCATATATTGCGGCTACATCTGCTGAGTCTAAAGGGTAAGCTGCAGGTCTTGCAGATTCTTTAGCTTCGTAATCATATCGAAGAAATAAATCTGCGTCTATAGATGATTCAGGTGAAAAGTTTACGATTACTCTTTGCATATTTTTTCTTATACCCGGATCGTTTAAAGTAAGATCAGGACTTCTGTATCTAGCATTTATGGCTGTGCCATCAAAATCGTTACCTTGCTCTTGTCTGTATACAAACCCATCACCTGAACCGTGTATAGATATAACATTCCCTTGATCTATAAACGTATCAGTCGCTGTTGGTCTTACACCTCTAATCTCTGAAAACTCAAAGTTTTGTCCTTTTAAAACACATATAACACCCTCTGTTAAATTTTCACCTACACTTGCCTTTGTAAAAAATATTCTGTATTGTGTTTTATCAGGTATAACAATCGATGTAAATTTTCCTGCGTTAGCTAGATTTAAATCAAACAAAGACTGTACATTAGAACTGATTGTACCCAACTCAACGTCACCAATTCTTGCAGTACCTGCGATAGTACGTAATCCATCAGGGCCTAAAAATATAAGGTCACCTGCAAATTCTTGTATTGTTTGTCCGTTTATACAACCTATATCTCTTGTTACAGCCGTTATTGCAAAATTAGCACTTGATGTGCCTGATAATTTAAATATTCTATTTTGGCAAAATATAAATAAATCTTCTCGGAAAACTTTAAGTCCTGTTATTTCATCATCAACTCGTATACTACCTGCACCACTGGCTGTAGCAAAATTATCTTCATCAAAAGGGACACTAAAAACTAACTCTTGTTTGGTAGTAGACATGCCTGCGTAAAACATGTGTTCTTTGAAAGATACCACAAATTTAGCACCTGTCACTACAGTGGTAACCTCATCAGTTCCTGCTGAATCTACGTCTGTTGCAGTAAAAGATGTGTTAAATACTGTTGGTGCATTATTGCCATCTGCAACAATTAATTTGTCATTACCATCAAAGTTAAATCTTTCAAACGTGTACGTGCCTGCACTTGTTCTACCAGTATCTACCTCTGTCCAACTTGACCCACCTGCGTCTGCAGTAAATATTTTTTCTCCTCGTGCTGCAACAACCTTTGAAGCAAAAGTTGTAACCATCAAAACCTCTTCAGCAGAAGAACTTGTTTGTGGTACAATAGCACTTACATATTTATTAAAACCATTTATTCTTCTGTAGCCACCTTCTATATCAGGTTCAAAGTTAAGTAACTCAATGGCTTCCCCCGGTTTCATTATAAAAGTAGATTTGTTTTTAACTAACCCACCTTCACATATGAAAGGAAAAGCACCTGTTTGACTTAACTCTGGCATTAAACGGCTCTCATATAAGCTTGTTTGTTTATTAATTCAACACGCATACGTTTTATTGATTTATCAAATTGTGCTTGTGCTAGTTGTGCATTTTGTACTTCACCTCGTAAAGTAAATGCGTAATATTTTGCTCGTTCTGATATAACTGTTTCAAATCGAGTAGGTATTATTGAGGTATCTGTTGATGCACTTAACGCTGTGTGTGTAGCGTAATAGTAATACTTTACTGTGTATGTTGATTTATCAGGCACAGGAGATAATCCTATGTTATCTTGTGGATCTTGATAAACGTACACTGGTATAGCTCTTGAGTTACCAGTAGGATCTGTATCTCTTTCGTGGTAATTATCTAGATATTCGCTGTATGTTATATATTCTAATGTAGTTTCTTTTTTATCTGCTGCTTCAAGAAATGTAAAAGTGTCAAAGTCTACAGTTTTTGTATCTGTCGTGCTTAAAGCTGAACGTGTGTATAAACGTGTACCTGCAGTTGTAGTAAAAGTTTTTGCTGTGACCGTAAAGGGCCACTCAGTATCTGCGTTGATTATGTCATCTATAGCACGATTAACGTAGTCCTTTACTGCAGTTTGTATACCTCTTGATGAACTGAAAGTGCTACTTGTTAGTTCTACTTCGTTTAGGTCTCGTAGTACGTTGTTTATTAGTGTTAAGTAACTGCTTGCCATTTTCTAGTTTCTCGTGGAGACTTCTTTTTTCTAAGTAGTCCTTTCTTTTTTGTTGAATACGGAAAGGACTATTCAGAAATTTATTTATGTTTTCTACTTGCTGTAGAGTAAGTAGTTTGTAGGGTTTAGTGTCAGTACGTAATAATAGTCTTAAATTTTTTTTTTAACTTTATAATCTTATACATCAACTAGCTTTTTTCTTTTCAGATTCTTCTGCCAAAGACGTTACTTCTTCTTTTACCTCTTTAGCATTTTCTTTTACCATAGCGTTGAGAAGTTTTAATTTCTCTGTAGCTTTGATAACTTCATCTAATGACCTGTCAATAAAATCTAACCCTGCGTTATTATTATTGATAACTGCTTGTGCAGTCTCTATTTGTAGTTTATATTGGTAAGCTAATGCTTGTGCTGCTAATGATTTCATTAAGATGCTCCTTTGTCCAATTATACAGATAAACTACGATAATTGCAAGTTAAATCTTGCCTGCCCATTTAGCTGCAAGGTATACTACGGTTACAAATCCTGCAAATGCCAGTGATACTCCCACGACCCACTGTACTACTGTCATTATTTCTTCTCTTCTTTTTTGAGCTAATCTTTCTTGCTCTCTTCTCGCTTTTCTTGCTTGTGCTTGAAACTTCTGCCAATCTGCCCATAATCCGGGTCTACCTACATAAATCATTATTTGTTTGAGTTCTTCTTCCTTTTGTTTTAGCTCTTCTAGAGCCATGAACTCTTCTAAATCACCACCTGCAATGCCTTTTGCTTTTTGTTTATTTACCTCTTTTTCTATTTTTTCTTTAGCAAAAACAAAATCAGAAATCTGTTTGCCACAGCTTGCTAATTCTTTACCGTTGGAAACGAAGCTTTTTATAACTCCAAAAGCCGCATTGGCTGCGGCAAGCTCTGCTAACATGTATTCCCCTTACTTGTTTACTGGCTTGCA